CAGATCTTTCTAAATGACTTATATGCTGTAGGTTCTCTTGACTTTCTTAACTATTATATGGTTAAGACATGGATGGAGACTATGGACATGGTTCTTAACAACGGTGCTTTTGTTCAGTTCAGATTTAATATGAGACAGGATAGATTATATCTTGATGTTGGTGAGGACATGATGAATGAAGATGTTCATGTTGTTGTTGAATGTCATAGAGCAATAGATCCTGAAACGTTTGGTCAAGTTTATAGTGATATATTTTTAAAGAAATATACTACTGCATTAATTAAAAAGCAGTGGGGTCAGAACCTAATTAAATTTAATGGGGTTACTCTTCCTGGTGGAGTTAGTATAAATGGTATGCAAATATATAAAGAGGCTGAAAAGGAAATTGATGAGATAATAGATTCATCAGCAAGTACATACGAACTACCACCATTTGACATGATCGGATGAAAAAAGTATACTTTCCTCAAAACGGTGGTGTTGCCACTGAACAAAATCTTGTACAGGACTTGGTTGATGAACAGATCAAGTTGTTTGGTACTGATGTATTTTATATTCCTAGAGTGCATCTGAAGGATAAATCTCTTGGGGAAGTAATACAATCTGAATTTAATCAGTCATATATGATAGAGATGTTCCTCGTGAACGTAGAAGGATTTGGTGCTGGTTCTGAGTTTGTGAGTAAGTTTGGTTTAAGGATTACAGATGAAATAACATTTGTTGTATCACGTAGGAGATGGGAACAGTCTGCTAACCCTGCATTAAATCTTGCTATTGATGGTAGACCTAATGAAGGAGATTTGGTTTATTATCCAATGACAGAGGATCTATATGAGATCAAGTATGTTGAACGAGAAAATCCTTTTTTCCAGTTAGGTAAACAGTATTTCTATCAACTCACTGCTGAGATCTATGAGCAGGGTGCTGATAAGTTTGATACAGGTATTGATGAGGTTGATGATGTAGAGAGACAGTTTAGCAATATCACTACACTTAATCTCACACCTTCTACTAGAGTACAAGCAACAGGAAATGTTACAGTTGATTCTAATGGTTCTATAACAGCAGCAAATGTAACACTTGCTGGTACAGGTTATACTACAGCACCAATTATTACTATCAATGGTGGATTAAATTCTTCTGGTGGTATCATTGAAGCATCTATTGCTGATGGTGGAGTAGTTACACTTGCTGTCGTTAATGGTGGTACTGGGTTTGAACCAGATCCAGCTGAACCAGATTTTCCAACTATTACTATTGAAGCACCACCATTAGATGTTCAGTTTGTTAATGATGAGCATGTAGTAATAGGTGGATTTGTACAACAGGGTGGAGGAAGAACATGGACTTCTAGTAATAGTGTTGCTACTGTTACAGCACTTGGTGGATTTGATCCTGTCTTTGCTACTACTACACAGAAGAAATACTTCTATTGGAAGTTTGAAGATAAGAGATTAAATTACGTGTACACGTATAATGGCACTGATGCAACCACTGTTCCTGGTTTCTTTTATTTTGATGAACCAAATTTAAGATATATCATTAACACGTATGAAGATACTACAACTAGTGGTGCTCAAGCAACCATGTATGATTTAGATAGTGCTACACTTGCAGAAGTTGCTGATTGGAATGGTGTATCATATACTCTAGAGGTAATGAACCGCACTGGTAACTTCATTGATGGAGATACCATTAGAGGGGTTGAATCTAATGCACTATATACATTAGGAGATTTCTCAACTATTGATAATCAAAGTACTGAGTACGATCAGAATCAAGCGATTGAAGATGGTGCAGATGATATTATAGATTGGGGTGAAGATAACGCCTTTGGTGAATTTGGTAATTATACAGGTAGCTTCTGATGTTAGGAACACAATTTTATAACGAAGCAGTTAGAAAGACTGTTGTTGGATTTGGTACTCTCTTCAATAATATTGAATTGAAGAAGACAGTAAATGGACAAGTGCTTGAGGTTGAAAAGGTTCCTCTAGCATATGGTCCTAAGCAAAAGTTTTTATATAGGTTACAAGGTAATCCTGTTGATGGTAGAAAAGTTGCTATCACTTTACCAAGATTATATTTTGAGATGACTGGTATTGATTACGATTCTTCAAGAAAAACTACTGCTACTACAAAGTATAGATCAGTTGTTCCTGTTGAAGGAAGTACAACTAATGCTACAAAAGTAAAGGAACAATATATGCCTGTTCCCTATAACATCGGATTTGAGGTTGGTATCCTTGCTAAATCGCAGGACGATGGATTGCAGATACTAGAACAAATATTACCATTCTTCCAACCATCATTCAGTATGAGTATTAAGTTCATTCCTGATATGGATGAAGTTAAGGATGTTGCTGTTATTTTAAATAATGTTAATTTTGAAGACGATTGGGAAGATGACTTCACTACCAGAAGAAGTTTAACTTATACTATGAATTTTACTGTTAAGTCATACATCTACGGTCCTTACACCAAAGCAGATGTTATTCGTAAGTCTCGTATCATTGAAACTATTGGTGATAAGTCAGTTAATAAGAGACATGTTGAGAGAACATATACACCTAAAGCAAAAACTGATATTAATCAGGATGGACAAGTTACTGCTGCTGATGATGCATTAGTAACTGCTGCTGATGACTTTGGATTTAATGAAGGAGTGGAATTCTTATGAATAATCTAGAAGATAATATGGAAGAACTTCTTGATATTGAAGTATCTGATACACCTGAAGGTGGTGGTGCTAAACGCAAGGATCAACTCAGAGATGTCTCAGAGGACAGGGAGAAGGACTATGTATATACGAGAGCAGAACTCTATAGACTCATAGATCAAGGTCAGGAAGCGGTTCAGGGGGCGTTAGAGGTTGCACAGGAGTCAGGGCATCCAAGAGCATTTGAAGTTGCTACAAACGCCATGAAGCAGGTAGCAGACATGACTGATAAACTCATGGATCTACAGAAGAAAGTTAAGGATCTAGATGAAGAGAAAAAAGGTCCGAAGAGTGTTACAAATAATGCTATGTTCGTAGGTTCTACAGCAGAACTTCAGAAGATGCTCAAACAAATGGGAGGTGGCAAACGGTGAATGATCCTTACCCGAAAGAAGAAGGGGATTGGATTTGTACTTATTCTATGAGAATAGATGAAGTACGTTTACTACATGATGCTGTCTGTAGTCATATAGAAATGTGGCCAGGTACTTTAGCTGGAAGATCAACAGAAGAAATTGAATATTTAAAGTACCTAAGAACACAATTATTTGCTATGATGACAGAATATACGTTCACTCATATTACACATGAGGTAGACGAATAATACTATTCGTGCTATAATAAAATTACAATAGAGAAATACTATGTCAAAAGGATTTGATTCATCTATACCTAGCGGAACAGATTTTCTTCAAACTGCTGGATACGAAACAGAAAAATCTAAAAATGAAGTGGTAGCAGGAGCTCCTGAAAAGAAAAGCTTAGATCCATTTGAAGTTTTTGGAAAATCAGGTAGAGATAAATTTAGGGGTGCTGATGGGGTGATGGAACTGATGGAGGATGGTATAGAAGTCAGTGAAGATGAAGTACGTGCTATGGGTGTAGATGTTGATAGCATCTATAAAAAATTTGAAGAAGGAGTAGCGAAAGAAGATGCAGCACATGCAAAAGAACAGAAAGAAATAGAATCTTTAGGATTTCATGGTTTAAATCCATTTCCATTTATCTTCAAAGCAAAGTATGATTTTAAATTTGAAGAAAATAGAGCAAAGATAGAAGCTCTAATGAATACTTCAAATTATATAATTGATAAGCATGATTTAAGAACACCAGAACTGGGTGGTGGTACAACTAGTGTGGTTATGCTAGGAACAGGAACAAAGGAAGATGATGGAACCTTAAAACCATTTGAACCACCACACGCATGGAAAGAGTGGGAACATTTTACTACAGTATGGTTACCAGAACAATTAGAAAATATTTGGAAAGCATGGAGATTGGAACCAGCAAAGAAATATATTTCAGAATCTTGGATTAATGAACATCCTCCTGGTGCTTGGACAGAAGAGCACGATCATCAGAATGTTACTATTGCAATGGGATGTTATCTTAATGTTCCTAGAGATGGTGGGAGATTGATGATTAGAAATCCTTTGCAGACGTATAAGTATTCAGAACCAATACATCATACCTATTGGGATAAGTCTCCTGAGACAGGAGATGATATGTCTTGGGCATATATTCCAGTAGCAACAAATGATGTTATATTCTTTCCTGGTTGGTTAAGACATAAGACAGAAGTTAATAATAATGGATGGGAACAGAGTAGATATATCATGTCTCTTAATATAAGATATGAATTTCCTATGAGAGGATCTATAGCAGGTATGCAAAATTTACCAGAAGCAAAAGATGTTTCTCACAGTAAAATACCTAAAGAAGCATTGTCAGGAGATGCTGTCATGAAAAGTGGAAGCCCTAGTAGAGAAGCATACGATAAAAGTATTTTAAATTAAATAGATTATGCGATACTTTAACTTATGAGATTAACCGAAGGAGACGTATCCCGTCTCATTACTGCTTGTAACACACACAAGGATCAAACTGGATCTGAGTATGAGTATACACATCTGATAGAAAAATTGGAGAGATTATGTGAACAAGGACACTGTGCAATCACTCATGAGTGAACTAACAGAAGAACAACTAAACGTAAGAGAACGAGCATTGTTAATACTGCTTAAAGAATTTGGCAGTGTGAAAAATAACAAAGCAATTTATGCTTGTGCTGAAGAGTGGTGTAGTAAACAGGTAAACACCAATGGTCTCGT